CCCGCGCTCAGCGCGAACTCGATCCGCTTCGACAGCAGGTCGACGTCGACGGGCTCGTTGAAGGTGGCGTGCTCGATGTGCATGACCGGCCCACCGCGGCCCAACACCTTCTCGATCGGGGCGATCACCTCACCGGCGTGAGCGAACACGACGCCGCTCGATGTGATGAGCCCGCCCTCGGCGAGCGTCGACATCTTCGGGAAGTCGAAGCTCTTGCCGCCGAGCAGCGGCACCCACCCCGGGACGTCGATGCTGAGCGAACCGATCGAGCGGTTCCAGAATCCCGAGACGGCGTTGAAGGCGGCCTTGAACGCACCCGAGATCGCCGAACCGACGTCGGTGAAGACCCCGCCGATGTCGTGCACGATGTTGGAGAAGAACCCGATGACCCTTCCCGGAACCCCTTCGATCCAGCCGACTGCTCGCTCGATCGGTTTGATCAGGTCGTTGTAGACGTCCTGCCAGACGCCCTTGATCCAGTCCCACACCGCCTGGATGCCGCCGAGAATCGTGTCCCAGTGGCCGCTGATCACGGCGACGGCGAGCCCGATCGGGCCGGTCAGGATCTCAAGCAGCAGCGGCCAGTGGTTGCTGATCCAGTCGAACACGCCCGACACGACGCCCTGCACGAATGACCAGATGGTGTCCCAGTTGTTGTAGAGCAGCCAGGCGACCAAGATCAGCGCGGCGACGGCGGCGGCGATCAACAGAACGGTGAGCAGGATCGGCGCCGACGCCGCGTCGGCCGCGGCCGCTGATGCCGCTTCGACGTCCATGGCGCCGGCTTCCGCCCCGGCGGCGGCGGCGGCGACACCCTCGGCGGCGGCGACGCCTTCCTGCGTCGTTTGGAACAAACCCATCACGCCCTGTGCCACCTTCATCGTGGCGCCCAGCCCGGTCATCGCCGTGCCGGCAGCGGTGATGGCAGGGCCGTACTTCTGACCGAGCGACGCGGCGGCGTCCTCGATCTTCGCCTTGATCTCCTTCATCTTCCCGCCGAAGGTGTCAGCCGACGCTGACGCCTGCCCCTTGAGCTTGTCGGAGAGCGCCGCCATCGTGTCGCCCTGCGTGCTCGCCGACTTCGTTACCGCGTCCTGCGCGGCGCTCAGCTTGTCGTGAGCGGCCTGCGCCTTGCTGTCGGCGTCGGCGGCGTTCTGCGTGGCGTCACGTAAACGGATCTGCTCGGCCGCGGTGAGCGTGCTCTTGCCCGCCAGGACAGCCTGCACGTCGGCGAGGCGCTGGTGCGCCTTCTGCGCGGCCTCGTCGGCGGTCGTCGCCCCGTTGGTCGCCGCCTCCAGATGCTTCTGGGCTGCCGCCGCCTTCGGGCCGGCCTCCAGCCCGAACTCCTTGAGGATCTTGGTGCTGCCGTTGTACGCCTTACCGACCTGCGTCGCCGCGGTGCCCAGATCCTCGTGCTTCGCCGCCGCCAGATCCGAGACGGTGTTCAGGTACTCCAGCGCCTTCGCCGGATCGTTCGTCGCCTGCGTGAGGATGCGCAGCGCGTCCTGGGTCTCATTGGCGGTATGCCCGAAGCTCTCCTGATGCTTGACCGCGTCCTCGACCTGCTTGCCGAAGTCCTCGTACGACTGGCCGGTGTTCTCGACCGACTGCTGCAACTGCTGGTGCGCCGCCTGATCCTTCGAGCCGATCGCCGAGAGCCCGGCGCCGAGCGCGGCTGCCGCGCCACCGCCGCCTATCAGCTTGCCGGAGAGCCCGCCGCCTTTCTGCCCGATCCGGTCGATGATCTGCTCGAGGCCGCCGAGCGCGCCCTCCAACCCGCCGAGGATGCCGGTCTGGTTCAGCGCGCCGAGCGCGCTCCCCAGGCCCGACGAGATCGACGCCCCGGCCGTGGACGCCTTGCCGGCGGCATCGGAGAACGACTTGTTCATCCCCGACAGATCGCCGAGGACCCGTACCGCTACAGACGGGCCGGCCATCGGTCAGCGCCTCGACAGCTTGGCGTTCGCCGCCTCGATCGCCTCCGCTTCGCGCACGAGACGACGCACCATCGCGTCCCACACCTCGTCGGTCAGACCGTCGGTGTCGCTCGGGTTCATGTGGTAGAAGGCGCAGAAGGCAGCGAGCGCGTCGGCACGTGCCCGTTCGTAGGGTCCCCTTCGACGAGCGCCACCTCCACGTCGTAGGCGTGCATCCACAGCGACGCCGCGTCACGTAGCGGATAGTCCTTCAGCAGCACCCGGAAAGCGATCATCCGCGGCGGCTGTTCCTCCATCAGCTCACTGATCTTCACGCCGGGCTCCAGCCGCTTCAGCACGTCGAGCACTCGCTGCGCGGGCAGCCGCGCCACGAACGCCTGCGTCACGCTGACCAGCTCGGGCAGCGGCTCCATCGCAGCGTCGATCTCGTCACTCATGGACGGCACCTCCATCGGTGGTCTGGTTCGTCCACGGGTAGGCGTCGATCGCCTGTTGGATGGCGATGCTGTAGCGGGACAGCACCGTCGACGCCAGCTGGTGGGCGGCGGGAAACAGGTAGCGGCCGTCACGGATGTATGGGCGGCTCGACTCGTGCGGCGAGTGGCGGGTACCGCCGAACTCGATCCAGCCGGCGTAGGGAATCGTCTTGCGCCCCATCCGTACGGTCGCCCCGGTCCGCGTAGCGGTGACGCGTACGTCGCCCGACAGCCGGCCGACGTCGCTCGGCAGCGAGCTGCGTGCCGCGCTCGCGACCGGCTCGGCCGCGTCCTTGCCGGCGGCGCTCATCGCCTTGTTAAGCGGGCCGCGGTCTGCGCCGAGTTTCTCCAGGTCGCGGCCGAGCGCCCGCAGGCCGACGACGGCGGCGACTGGCTGACCCGCCACGAGCTACGCCTTGCCGACGACCCACGCGCTGCTCGACCAGTGCGCAGCGAGTAGGTCCGCGGTGATGACGTACGTGCCGACTGACCACGCCGTCGCCGGGGTCGCGGTGAGGCCGGTGAGCGCAGCGAGGTTGGCCGGTACGTTCGCCCCGGTCGGCGTGAAGTAGCCGGGAGCTCCCGCCGTCGCGCCCGTCGCCGTCACCGAGCCGTTGTCGATCGTCGGCGGGGCGGTCAGGTTCCAGTCGATGTCCACCTCGGAGTTGGCGCCTGCGTCGCCGCCGAACGGCATGATCGGCTGGGGGATGGCGAGCCCCGAGACGATCGGGTTATTCACCGACGCCACGAGCGACGCATGGGGGCGAGCCCTCCACACGGCCGGCGTGCCCGTCGCCTGATACGAGGCGTACGCCGCCTGCAGCGTCTGGAACACCGAGCCGGTGGTGAAGTCCTGCGAGAACTTCGCCTTAAGGTGCCACTTGACCGCGCCGGGGTAGTCCGTCTCCGAGCAGAACGTCGTGATCGTGACCTGCTTCACCTCGGGAAAACCCGCCTCGAGGTGCTTGACCGAGCAGCGCAGGTTCACGCCGCTCAGCTCGAAGTAGGCGTCGTTGAGGATCAGCGGGTTGATCGCGGGCGGTGTCGGATCGCCGGCTGCGGTAAGCGTCACCTCGGGCGGCGCTTCGGGGGTCGCTGTGGGCATGGCAAGTCCTTTCTCAGGTGGTGATGCGGACGACGACGTCGACAACGGACAGGTCGATCCCGGCGATGACGACACCGCGGCTGTTGCGCTGCTCGATCGGCCACGCCACTTTCACTGATCCGGCGAGCGTCGAGTCGGCGAGGATCGCGTCGTGGACCTTTCGGGCGAGAGCGTCGAGATCGTTGAGACGGCCGACGGGGACGATAACCATCACCGTCAGCTCGACGTCGTCGACGGCGAACCCGGCAACGGCGTAGGTCATCGTCGCCGGGCCGACGACGATCGCTGGCGGGTTCAACGTCTGCGGCGGTTCGGCGAACACGGTGACCGTACCGTCGATGGCCGTCGTGAGAACGTCGACGAGCGCGGCAGCCACCGGGGCACGCGACCAGCTCATCCGAACACCAACGGTCCGACGAGGGCGTAGGCGGCGTCGATGTCCGGGTCGGCTCGGCCGACTCGTACGACTCCCAAATCGCCGAAGCCGAGGGTGCCGTCGATCGAGTCGCGGCGCCGGTACAGGCGGGCGGCGTGCATCAGGCAGGCGTCGAAGGCGGCGTCGGGCAGGAACCCGCCGGTCAGGTATAGATAGTTGGTTTTCCGGTTGCCGTAGTC